CTATTATCTTACTTTACATAGAGATAAGGATATTATTTCATCAAATGAAATATCAGCTGAAGAAAATATTCCAAGATTATTTTGTCTACGTATAATTAAAAAATTAGAAAAAGCCGGAGTTGTAAAAATATTTAGAGGTGCGAAAGGTGGATATGTTCTAACAAGAGATCCTAAGAGACTTACTTTTAGGGATATTATAGAAATCATAGATGATGATATCGTATTACAACCTTGTATAGATAGTTCAACTATCTGCTCTACCAGAGGAGCAAATTGTTCTATTAGACTTGCACTTAAGAAAATACAAGATGAGCTATTAGATGATTTTGATAAAATCAATTTTCATGACTTAGTAGAAGAAAATACAGGTTTATATGTATAAGAAAAGAAAGAGCTTTTATTAATAAAAAGCTCTTTCTTTTTTATTTTTTTATTATATTTAAAACTTTTTCCATAGTGTCTGCAAAATTAGTTTTTAGAACTAAAGATGCTTCTCCATCATATTGAGTGCTTTCATTATTGATTATAACTAGATTTTTTCCTCTAAAATATCTTAAATAATATGCAGCAGGATAGACTGTTAAACTTGTTCCTGCAACTATTAAAGTATCTGCTTGTTCTATTTGATAAATAGCTTCGTTAACTACATCTTGATTTAAGTTTTCTCCATATAAAGTGACATCAGGTCTAACTATTCCACCACAGTCACATGAGAAATTTTTATTTGATGTTTTTCCACAACTTAAACAATACCATCTTTTTAAACTTCCATGTAATTCTAAGACATTTTTATTCCCAGCCATTTGATGTAAATCATCTATATTTTGAGTTATTACTGCTTTTAATATCCCTCTTCTTTCTAATTCAGCTAATGCTAAATGACCTTTATTAGGTTTAATACCATTGATATTCAATTCTTCTTCCACATATTCTATAAATATTTTTCTGTGTGAACAAAAAAAGTCTGAACTCAATACTTCTTCAGGTCTATATTTTCCTTTGTATAAACTACTATATAGTCCATCTTTTCCTCTAAAACTCTTCAATCCGCTCTCAGTTGAAACTCACTCAATTAACTACCGAAATTTATAACTTGATTTTTCTTGAAACTAATTTAATATTTTAATAAAAAAAAGAGGGTAGGATTTTTTCCTACCCATTATTTTTTACAATTTAACATATGCTGATTTATCTCTTTTAAGGATTCCTTTATCTCGTGCAAATCACTTTTAAAAGAGTTTTCTATTTTAGAAATTTTTTCTTCAATGATTCTATCTTTTTCATTGCTCCATTGTTCAAAATTTTTCTTATTAGTTTCATAGACAATTATATCTAATTTCTTATCAATAAGATTTTCTAAATATTGATTATTTTTTTCAATTTTGTTATCTATACTGTTTGTTATTCCTTTTATAAAAGCAGCTATTGCTATGATTCCACCAACGAAGCTTAAATGTTCTTGTGTAATTGCAAACATACTCGCCTCCTTTTTATATTTTTAAAATTCTATTCCAGTAGTTATAATATTCTCTTGCTTCCTTAGTATGATCTATTATTGCCTGGTCTTTATATCCTTCGTTTTCTATTTTATCTTGCCAACTCATTGCACCAAAATATCTTACAGCTTTGTAAAATTTTTTTCTAGTATTACTATTTACTTCAGTTTCTTTCATAATATGATAAAAAATCTTATCTGCTAATTTTCTATTTATACCAGTGTTATTATATTTGGAATATAGATAATCATGAATTACAGCACTTTTTATCCATTTTCCAAAAGGATTATAAATAGATTGTAGACATTTTGGAATAGATGCTCCATCTGTTATAAAACCTTTAAAGACTTTTATCTGATAGCCATTGATGTCATAGATATAATCATCTAGTAGCATTGCTTTACCATCAGATAAAAATCTTAGATTTAATTTACTCTTTTCCATCTTTTAACTTTTTGAATAATGGTTGTAATTCAGCTACTACAGCATCTATTGTATTTTCGTTTATGAATATTCTCAAATGTTTTGGCAATTTAGATATAAACTCTTGTACTGCTTTTTTCTTTAAGTTCCCTAATCCTTTTCCTTGTATAGATAATTCTTGCTCAATAGCTTCTCTGTTTACAGCTTCTCTACCCTCATATCTCCATTTCAAAACTAAATACACTACCAATGATACTACATACCCCAACACATTCCACAATAATTCTTTTTCCATATTTTGCTACCTCCTAAAATTTAAACTTTATAATTTTGTCTGGCCAGACAATTATTATCTAAAACTTATTTTATCTGCTCCTTTGATTTGCCAGTGTGGAGCATCCTTAAATGATTTCCAACAATTTCCACCCCACTCAATATTATATTTTTGCAATAGTCCATTGTTTTTAGCTATATTGTAGATATCTTGATAATAATGGAAGTCTTTCCAAGTTCCTTTATAAATTCCATTAATTATAACCCCAATATCAACTGCATAACCTAGACCATCATATTTGATTTGATGATTAGACTTTTTTCTAAATCCATCACAATTTGTTACTTTTAATCCTTTTATAGTTCTACCTTGCTGGTACAACTTATTTTGTTCTTCTGGTGTACTTACACCTCTTAAAATTCTGAAATCCCAAGGGCTTATTAAAATTAATTCTTTAAAAAAATTAATCAAGTTTGGATGTACACCTTTCAATTTATCTAAGCTTGCTTGTGATAAAACAAACATATATACCTCCTTAAAAAAATGACCTTCTGAGAAGTCATATAACACATTTAAAAAGAGGTAGCTATAGTAAACTACCTCTATTTTATTTTCCTATCGCTATCCAAAAATATCCATCAAATTTCCCCAAATTAGATGTAAATCCAGATGTTAAAATTTTTATTTTATTGTTTGAAATAGGAACACAACTCCATTTACCATCACTTATATCATGGTAGTGATAATTTCTTGCAGCAGATGTATTATATGAACTATTAGGGAAAGGGATTGGTAAATCTATAAAGTGTTCTTCATAATCTTGCTTTGTAACAGTTAAATTTATAAATCCCCATTGTATAATCAATCCAGTTCTTTTATCTTTGAACCAACTTCCTTTTTCATTACTACCAGTTTCTGTTAAACTTTCAAGATTTTTTATAATAGCTTCTAATGAATAATCTTTGAAACATTCTGCAGAATTAATTGTACTAGATGTTGTTTTTATACATTTATATAATCTGTCTGTATTTCTATCTAAGTAAAATTGACCATTTCTTTTTTCTCCTACATCTTGAATAAAACTAGGGTTAAGTTGGCCACCTGCAATGCTATTAAATTTATTGTTTATTTCAGGCATTTTGCTTTCTAATTCTTTCTTTGAAGTGTTTCCTATGTTAGTTATCTCATTTATATAATTTTCTTTTTGGCTTTTTATATTTTCTAAAACTTCTGAAGATGTTTCATTTATTGATGACACTCCAGTATTTATTTCATTTTTAGCAATATCTCTAATTTCCATAATTTCTTTTAATGTGTCATTTTCTTTCTTTGTTATATTCTCTAGAATCTCAGATGTTTTAGTATTTTTAAAGTTTTCTATTTCTTCTTTTAATGTTTCAAGCCTTTTCCTAACTTGTTCTTGAGCTTTTTCATCAGCAGTTTCACTTATATTTTCTATAATTTCTTTAAACTTTTTATTAAAATCATCAAGTGGTAAAGTTTCTATAACTCCATCTGCATTCATATACCAAGTCGATGAAGGCTCTAATGGTGTTAGTATCTGCGTTTGATATTTACTATCAGTTTTTACTCCTACACTATTCAAATAATCTATTATGTTATTTATATCATCTACGATTTTGTTTGTATGCTCTACAGCCATACTTAACTCAGGAAACTTCTCTAAATATTTAGAAGCATTTACATTAAAAATTGATATTATTTGAAATTCAACTGCTTTATTATTAATATAATCATCAACAATCAATGTGTTTTCATTACCATCTGATACAGTTCTATAATTACCTTTTGGAATAGGAATAAATGGACTTGTTTTTTCTCTATATAGAAAAACTGTATTTTCTAAGTCAATACCATTTATTTCATATCTTCCATTTCCTTTTTTAAATTCTCTTATAATTTTATGTAGCTTACCTGTTTTAAAATCCATATTATCTCCTTTAAAAAAAGGTAAGAGGTTTATATCCCCTTACCCCTTTATTGATTAAACTTTAAATGTGAATTTTGTTATCTTTGTTGGCTCTATTACTACTGTTCCAACACTTTCATAAACTTGTAAATGCCATTGTCTCCCATCAGTTGGAACAAAAACTTTGTCGGTTCCAACTGAATTTTCCCAAGAAGCAAAACCAAATGTATAACTAGGTATTATATAGAAAGCTCCTTTTTCTACTTCTTCTGATATTATTATTTCTGCTCCAAAGAAAGTTAGAGGAACATCTCCTACACCCCCACCAAATGCTGCGGAATAATCTCCATTTATAAAAATATCTGCTGTTGATAAGATAGTATAATCTGCCTCATTCATTGCAATAGCTACACCTTTTTTTTGGTTTAGCCCACATTTAGCCCATACATGACTTCTTCTTACTGCTGCTATCAAAGCTTTTATATTAGTAACATCATCAACTGTTTTTGTTCCTGTTCCTGCTGTTCCTAAAGTTCCTGCTGCTTTTATTGCTGTTAAGATTTTGTTATCTTCTTTATTCAGTAAAGCATTTGTCATAGATGCAACAATAGGAGATTTTAAATCTAATTTTGTTTTTAACTCATCAGCTTCTTTTAATTTGTCTTGAGATGAAATTTGTTCTATTGTTGCTGTAAATTTGTCAAAATCTCCACCATTTGATGTCCCTGTTGGTGTTGCCCCTGGATACATTGATGGTATTCCATCTTGTGCTGTTGCTTTTTTCTTTCTGTAAAAAGTATAAGTTTCTCCACTTTTTGCATCACCTCTTTCAGCATACTTCTTTAAACCTGCTGCTTGTAAAGTATCCATTGCCATTAATACTGCCGTTGAAAAAATTTGTTGTTTTGTGTTTGTTGTATTTGCCATTTAATCCTCCTTATAGTCCTAAGACTTCTTTAAAATATTTTTTATCTTCTTCTTTTACTAATCTTCCTAACAATTCTTTTTGCTTTGCTTCTCTGTTTGAATAACCTAAGTTTTCTGCCAAGTATTTGTTAAAATGTTCTACTGCTTCATAACCTGTTAAGCTTGATATTCTGCTTTCTCTTTCTGTTTTTGCTCTTACATTTGCTCCTGGAGTCATATTTTTAACAAGTGCATTTACTACTTTGAAAGCAATAGGGTTTGTCATTATTTCATCATAATATTTACCTAAATTGCTTTTATCAAGTGCTTGTCTTAATTGTGTTCCTGTATATTTATAACTTTGCTTTTCCTCCATTGTTAGAGAAGTATTTAACTCTTTCATAATACTATCTCTGTCTTTTGGAGTTTCTGATAAGTTTTCTTCCATCAAAAACTCAATTTGTGCCTGTGTAAAACCTTGCTCTTGATATCTCTTTGCATATTCTTCTATATAAGGTAAAGAGCTTTCATCTATTCTTCCTTTGAATTTGGAAAAATCATATCCACCTAAATTATATTCTTCTGTAAACTCTATATCATCCACCGAAAAAGGTTTCTTTTCTTCTTGTTGCTGTTCCTCTGTTTTTTCTTCTAAATTTGGATCTGTTTCTTTTATTTCTAATTCTTTGTCCTCTAAATTTTCTAAAACTTCATCTTCCATTATTTAACCTCTCTTTCTTCATTAACTTTTAAGTCTGTCATTAATTTCATTATTAAATTTCTTCGCTCTGGATATGCTCCAGATAACAGATAAATACTCTCTCTATTTCTTTCATCTTCAAGTAAGCACTCTTCTAGTAATTTATATAAATCATTATTTCCAGCAAATTTATTTAAAAGTATTTGATATTCATTTCTATGTTCCATTAAATACACCCATACTTTCCTTGATTTCTTCTCCTATACCTACGTCTTGACGTTTTCCAATTCCTTCTTGAACCATAGCCATTTGTTGCATTTGTTCTAGTTGTTGCTGTTGTGCTATTAGTTGTTTTATTTCTTCTTTGCTATTTAATACATCAAGTGGTACTCTCATTTTCTTACTTGCCCATTCTATTAATTCATAAATCTTAAAAATGAATTGCCTTTGATTTTCTGGGACCACTTGAGATAAAGTCACATAGAAATTGATTACATTTACAACTTCATCACTTCCAGCATTACGAGTAAGTTCATTAATATATTGTATTTGTGAAATGTTTATATAACTTTCATTTTCTGTTTTATCTAATAAACCTTTGCTATCCATTATGTAATAAGCATTCATAAAAGTTGGCTCTAATAGTTCTGTATTTATAAGTTCGTAAGTTCCACTAAATTCTTTTCTAAACATTTCATGTCTTAAACCCATTTCAGTAGCGGACCTATTTTTAGTATCAGATACATCTCCCAAAGGTTGAGCCATAAATGCTTCTCTTATCTTTTGCTCTGCTCTCTCTATGTCTTTTTCTATTGGCAATAGATTAGTTCCAATGTTAATTGGCTCTACTCCATATCTATCTCCACCTATTCCACTTCCAGCATAATTTTTTGCTCCAGATTTTAAACTAACTTTATTTATTAAATCGATACTTCCATAAAAATTTAATGGAGGGCTAACAATTTTTTCAGCATGTTTTTTTCTTTTTCCTTTTAAGTCTTTTAATTCCTCAAATAAATCTAGGTTTTCTAAACCTATTCCAATTCCCCAAGGATTAGAGCTATTTATTTTCCATCTAAACACTGTATAAGGATTATAATTTAATTCTCCCTCATATAACATTTGTTCAAAAGCTTCAGTATAAAGTCCATGATAGTATTTATAACTGCTTGTATTTTCGTCAAATACACCAATAACACACTCTATAATGTTTATCTTTTCATCAAGTTTTTCCTCATTTAATCCCTGTGGTGTTGTAATAGATAAATGCCCAAATAAATCATTAATATCGTTTAGGTTTTTTTCTACATAAACTTTAAATATAATGTTAGGTTTTCCTAAATTATCTTCTAAAATATAGATATTATCTAAGTTTTGATAAGCATAAGTAAAGCATTTAGTATTATCTTTTAGTTCTATGATCTTCCTTATACCTGTTCCGACTTTTATACAATCTAGCAATGATTTTGATGTTTCTGTATAATAGTTAGTATTATCATTAGTGAAATAAACTGTATCTGAATTGTTTTCTAATACCTTATTTATTTCATTTTCTTGTGTTTCAGCAGTTGCTCCATCTACACCAGATATTTTTTTTAAAGCTTCTTGATTTACTTTTACTGTTGCCCATCTTCCAGATTTAGAAAAGATTGATGACATTATAAAGTTACACAAGAAATTTTCGCTCTTTAAAATAACACTTTCTACACCTCTATTACTTTGCTTCTCAATTGTTCCACTATCTTTAATACTAAAATTTACGTCAGTGTATTCATATACTTCGTTGTATACTCCTCTTATATCTTCTTTATACTTTTTTGCATTATCATAGTAGAATTCTAATTTTTCTTTTGTTATTCCTAATATCATAAGTTACTCCTACAGCTTTCTTTTAAAAGCTTTCTTTAACTTGTCAATATCTTCATTATCTTCTTTTCTTGAAAAATCATTAGTAGAATTAGAATAATCTACAGTTGTTGCTTTTTGTTGATTAAAATTTTGATCAACATTTGTTTTAGTAATAGTTCCTGTATCTTGTGCTAATCTTTGGTTAAAATCATTTTCAGCTTTTCTCTTTTCTTCTGCTTCTCTTAATAGTCTAGCTTGTTCTTCTCTGGCTCTTCTTGCTTCTGCTTCAGCTCTATCAGCTTCTTCTTTTCTTCTTCTATTTTCTTCTGCTACTTGTGCAGCATATTTCTGTTCTTGTCTTGCAGCATCATCTTTTGCTTGTTCTAACATTCTTTCTTGATTTTTTTGTGCATCTGATTTTCCTATTAATCCTCCTGTTAAATTTCCTGCCAATCTGTTAGCACCTTTTTCAATTTTTTTAAATGCTCCACCAAAGCCTCCACCACCCTTGCAATAAATTTTTTGTTCATACTTATCTTTTAAATTCAAAAATATCATAGATATACCTCCAGTATTGAATATTTTTCATTTTCATAATGTTTAGTTTTATATTTTTTTATTAAATGCTTATGAAAGTTGTAAGCAGTTTTATTTTGTTTAAAACACCACATATTTATTTTTTTATAATGCCGTAATCTCTCATCAAATAATTTAATTAATTCATAATAAGAATTCTTATTGTAATTATTTTTACTAAGATTTATAATTCCAAAAAAACAATTATCATCATAATAAGTAAAATCAATATAGTATTTTTTATCTAATAAGTAAGCTGAATCAGGAGCATTTATTTTTTCTCCTTCATCAAAATAGTATTTATAATATTCTTTACTTTTTAATTTATTAATTTTGCTTTCCATCTCATTTATTTCATTATGATTAAGCTTTTTAATTCTCATAACTTCCCCAATCTAAGTCTTTTATATTTTTTTCATATACTTCTAAAAACATTCGCATACAATAATATTCAATTGCATCACATGTGTTACTTGCTGCAAGTCCTCTGCCGTGGATAGGTACTCTTAGATTTTCCCCAGTAGAGTTATCTATTTTCCACTCATACGCTTTCATAAGTCTTACCATATCCCTAACACTAGTACAGTCTAAAAACTTAATTTTATGTTGCTCTATACTGTGTCTTGTAATCTCTATTGTCTTATTAACTTCATAAGCTCTTAATACTCTAACATCTTTAAAATGTTTGCTATATGCTTCTCTTCTGCTTGTTAAATAGTCAATAGCATCTTGTCTATTTCTAGCATCGTGAGGAAGTATAATCTCTACATCTCTTATATTGTGCTCTTTCATAAATGTTTTTATGTACTCTATATAATGTATTGTTGCTTTATCTGTATTAGCATAATGATGAATTATAGTATTATCCATTGTAAATACTAAGGCTGTACTATCATTTATCCCCAGGTCCTCACTAACATATAACTTTTTGTTAGATAAATTTATTTCTTTTATCCATTCAGCTTTTTGCAAACTTTCTGCATAAATAGCATTTTCATTTGCTACATCTGTATCACATAATATATCTTGTTTGAATTTACTTTCACTCATCAATGTTTTAACATTTTCTAATTTTTCATCTGTATAAACTCTAGTTCCATCTTCTTCAACTGCTCTACTATCTAAAGCATTTAAGACATCGATATACCATTTATTAGGTCTTTCTTCTATCATTCTATTAAACTCACTGCCAAAACGTGGAGTACTCACAAGAATAATTTTACCTTTTATATTTACAACTGAAGGTATTAGATACATCATTATATCTTTGTTTTGTATTAATGCCATTTCTGATATAACTAATAAATCTAGGTTTCCACCAACTTTATTATTTGCATCTTGTGACCCAACAAAATAAATTTTAGATCCGTTCTTAAATCTAATTGTGTTATCAGAATGATAGAGCTTATCAGATTTTAGAGGTAAGTCTAAAACATTTCTATCTATGACTTCATCTATTATCTTTTTTTTACTGTTACTGTATCCATCAAGTATCATCATTTTACCTTGCTTCATTGTTAGAAATACATAGTAAACAACACTATTAGAAACATCTATACATTGCTTACAAGCTAAATATAAAGCTAGTAAATCCTTCCCCATTCTCCTACACCAACACAATAAAAAGTAATTGTAGTTATCATATAGATCTATGATATCTTTTTGATAAGTTCTAGGCTTAAAAACTAAAGCATTCTTTTTCTTTTCTTTTCTGTTATTCAGCTCTTTTTCTAATAACTCAATTAATGCCTTCATCTGTATCACTCTCTAAAGATTTTATAAACTCTAAAACTTTTAATATATCTTTATCAGATAATTTTTGTAGCTTCTCAGTAAAATCAATTAACAAATCATTTTTAAATTTATTTTTTTCTAACTCAAGTTTCTCAAGTCTTTCAATTCTATCTAATTCAAATATTTCTTGTTCAGTCTGTTCATTTAGTTTAATTAATTCCTGAGTTGCTTTAGTTATATCTTCTGCAAGATTTAAAGTATATTCTATTTTCTCTTTTGCTATATTATTAAGATTTAATCTATCTTTCTTATTCTTTGTTATTTCTTCTCTGTATTGTTCTCTAAAAGATTTTAAATAGTCTAGCTGTTTAACTTGTAATTTCTCTTTACTGCTTAATCTTTTAATACTGCTTATATGTGTTCGAGTTTGTTCACTAGCTTCTTTTATAGTTGCTCCAGCTTCAATTAAAACTTTTGCTTTTTCTTTTCGTTTCTTTTTTTCGCTTTCGCTTTCGTTTTTAATTTCGCTTTCGCTTAAATCTTTTTCATATTCTTTTCTATATAGCTGTACACTTCTTACACTTATATTTAATGTTGCTGCTATTTCTTTGTTATCTTTCTTTTCTATTATTAATTTATAAACTTTTTGTCTTGTGCTCACATCTTCCAGCACCTCCCGAGAAAAAAATAAAAAAATGGGATACATAAAAAGTTGCTTATATTTCTATAAACTTTCTTCTTATATATCCCATCTACTTTTTAATTAAAAATTTTGATTGTAAGATATTTTTTATTTAATTTTTTAAAATTTTTTACACTTTTTTACATTGATATTATTGGACTTTTTAAGTTCTACAAAAATATTTTAAAAAAAAGTATTGACATACTTGTACGAGTATGATGTCATTAAAGTACCTCAAAGGAAGGAGGTGATAAAATGAAAATCAAATTTATAATTGTAATTGGTTCTTGGCAGTTCTCGATTACAATTACTAAAAAAGATAAGTAATTTATCCCCCTCTCCCAGATGGGTAAAACTAAGAGTGATAAACTCTAAGCTTCAACTACTTAGATTATATCACTTCTTAAATAAAAAATCAAATAAAATCAAGGAGTGATGAAAATGTTAAAAGAATTAATGAACCATAATTTTTTAGGAGTTAAATTTTTTAAAGATGAAGCTGGGAAAATATATGTAAGTGATGAACTTGTATACAATTCAAAACCAATTGAATTAGAAGGATATCAAATCTTATTTGAAATGTTCCATTCTAGAGAAGATGTTGAAGCTATAAAAAGACAAATAGAAATAGCTAAACATTATGATGAATGTATGGCAGGTACTTGGAAACCTGCCTCAGTTGAAAAAAAATTTAATAGAGTATAAAAGGAGTGGAAAAAATGAAAAAGATCACAAGAAAAATGATAATAAACGCTTTAAATAACAATGAAATAAAGATAATATGTACTCACTTAGATAGTGGGTACTGCTCTCAAGTAAAAACACCATTTACAGTAACTGGAGAATATAGAGAACATTTAATCAGAATGTATAATCAAAATAATAAAATGTTTAGAGTTCAAGATAACAATAAGTTTAGTTGTTTATATGATGATTACATAATTGAGGTGTAAAAAAGCCCCTTATAATTTAAGGAGGGTAAAATGGAAGAAAAGAAAAGAAAAGGGTACAAAACCCAAGAGCAACAAAACGAGGCTAACAAAAGATATAGAGCTACAGAGGAAGGAAAAGAAAAAACTAAGCACAGTACTTATAAAAGTCGTGCGAGAGTTTTTATAAATGAAATGGCAACACTTGAAGAATTAGAAGAACTTGAAAATTTAATAAAAAATAGAAAGATGAGTTTTTAGTGCTCATCTTTTTCATTCTCTTCAACTTCTTTTAATATATCCTTAATTTCTTCATTTTCATATCTTTTATTTTTAGAGAAAATTTGGATCTTGCCCTCTTTTATTTTTATCCTGTATTCTCCATCTCCCAACTTTTTTATCAAAAATGGTATATATTTAATCTTTGCTAAACTCATTCTTTCAATTCCTCCACTTCAATTATAAAGTAATTTTTCCCTGCTCCTATGTGCTTCGTTGCTTCTATCTTATCTATTTGTTTATCGTCAACATATAGGAAACCTTTGAAACAGTCAAGTACAGATTTAAAATAATTATCTAAATCTCTCGCTCTTTTATCCGCAAAGAATAGATCTAGTTTTACTTTTACTCTTTTTTCATAAGTTTTATAATTATATAATTTCATATATGATTGAACATTGTTTCTAAACTCTCTCCCTGTTTTACTAAGATATGTTACATTCCTTCCTCTTCTCCAATGAGTATTTGCACTGTCTGGCTTATATGGTATTGTATAGCATTGTTTCATTGGGATCACTTCCATAGTAACATAACTATTGATAGAGCTTCTAAAACTATAACAAAACTTAAAAAAATATTAAAATCTCTTATAATTTTATTTTTACCTTCTTGAAATTTATAAGCAGTTTCCCAATTATCGGCCATATTTTTATAAAATTCTTTATAGTCTTTTTCTTTAATTCTAGCCTTTTTTGCTTCATCCGCTTGTGTTATATAAAATGCTCTTTCAGCTTCTAATCTTTTATTTCCAGTATTTAGAATTTCTATTTCCTCTTTTAAACTGTCAATTTCTTTGATATAAGCCTTGTTGTCTTGCTTATTATATCTTAGATTCTTAACTAGATTTAATAAATAATCTTCACATTCTTTTATACTGTTTAGCTTAGAAGCATTAAAAGTAACTCCCGCTTCCTTGTTAGCTTTAGTTATAAAAGTTCTCAAATAATCCCTTGTTTCTATTTTTTTTATTACCATCTGTTCCTCCTTAAATTTAAACTATTTTTTCATATATATTTAAAACTATGTCTGTAAATATTGAATCCTCTATTTTAAAACTTCTCTTTTACTCTCCCAATTAAATTCTCTATACTTGCACTCACTTTTTAATCTATCGTAGATTTTATCTATGCCTTTAACTTTTAAATGCTCTTTTATTTGTGCAGGCTCTAAATTAGTTGTGATTAGAATAGGCTTTCCTGTTCTATATCTTTCATCAAAAAGCCTAAAAATCTTTTCTTCTCCCCACATTTTGCCATTTTCTCTATTGATGTACTCACTACCTAAATCATCTATAAATAATAGATCAACATCTTTAACTGCTTGAATTAATTTCTCTTCTTCATCAGTGCTAAATCTAATTTTATTAAAATATGCACCAAGTGAGAAACTTAAAACTGAAAAGCCTTTTTCACTCAACTTATTACATACACAATTAGCTAAAAATGTCTTTCCAGTTCCTACTCCTCCAGAAAAAATATAGCCTTTGTTAGCTGCAGAAAAATTATTTGCATAATTAAAAAGTTCTATATAGATCTCTTTTTCATCAGCATTAGTTATTTTTTTAGAATTAGAAAAAAGATCACTCTTAGAGTTTCTATCTGTGATGCTCAAGTCTTGGAATCTTTTTAGTCTCGCTTGTACTCTATAACTTCTCATACAAGCACAGTCACGAGTCATTGTATATCCTTCATGTATATAATCAATTATTTCTCCACACTTCTCGCATCTTTTTAAGACTATATCTCCATTTTCTAAGACTTCTTTTTCTTCTGCTTTCATTTTTATTAAGCTAGGATTTTCAAGCATTTTTATTATTTCTTTTATAGCAGTTAATGACATCTTACTCACCCCACTTTATTTTTTTAGTTTCCTGAGTAGATGCAGGAATTCCTATACTCTTATGTATTATCTTTTGATTTAAATATTTTTCAAACTTACTTCCAAATAAAGTTTCAGGACACAAATATTTTTCCATATCTGTATTTAGCCACTCAGAACACTTTTTATCTATAACAGTTTTAAAATCTTTTAGTGTATAGCCTTCATTTATCCTTGCTTGGATATGTCTAGTTGTATTCTTAGAATTATATTTATATTTAGTTCCAGCTTTTTGATTTAAGTATTCAACAGCCTCTTTATATATATTATTATTAAGTTCTTTATTTAAATTATTATTATTTAATTCTTTATTGTTTGAAATTTTTTCAATGCATGCATTTGAATTTTTTAAATCCTTGCATTCAAAATTTTTAAAACCTTGCTTTTTATTTTCTTCAATGCTAGGTTTAGAATTTTTTAAATCCTGTATTTTAAAAACTAATTCCTCTATTTTATTAAAATTAATTCTAAAATATCTCTTCATTGGCATCCCTTTATTTTCTTGTTCAAGAATACCTAATTTTGTCAATTCCTCAATAATTTTACTTTGCTTATGATTAGAAAGCCCTGTTTCTTCCTCCAAAGATGGAGAAGTTTTATAAAACCAACCATCTTCATTAGCAAGTCCATCACTAGCTTCTATTAAAGTTGTTAATAAGAATCCTGCCTCTATTCCTATTGCTTTAACTATTTGTTTATTTAATACAAAATAACTACTTGACATTAATAATTGTTTTAATGTTCTATTTTCCATATAAATAACCTCCTGCTATTTTGGAGAGCTTGCTGACTCTCTCTTTATTAATTCAATTAGTAGAAGCTACATATTAGCCAGCAAGCTATTAAGTAGCCCCCACTAATT